GGCGACACGAATGTCCGCACATTAAAAGTTGGCGACAAGGTTCGAAAACCCTAGATGTAGTCGTAACTACATTCAGGGGAAAATTCACCTTGTCAACATTTAAGTTAGCCAACAATAATAGTTACGGTATCCAGTATTACCATATATAGCCGCCCTATATATGGTCCTTTCCACAGCGAGGAGAAAGCTTGCATAGCTACCTACGAGAGGTTATGTCAGATTCTTACTGACCAAAACTCCCCGCCAAATGAGTCCGTGAGATACTACAGAGTCGTTCCATACGCAGAAGCGTAATAATAGAACGTAGGAACACAATTAAAATAATAAAAATTAAAATCGTGTCCCGCCATCATGTAGATATCAACAACAGTCGCTGTCTCATTTGCGGTAGCAGATGTCTGATTGTCTTTCGTAGAAATGACAATCTCAATTCCCTGATTCTGCTCTTCAACAGGGATTGGAAGGTTCCCAGATACATCACTGGAGTTATACCCAACAGCACTTGTAAAGCGCAAGGGCGAGTAATATGGGAAATGAGCCATAAGACCTGCTTGGGTATTTTGATTGGTAAGAATTTTACCGGCCGCACCACTAGCAAATGCCAATGAGCGATACTTCGAAGGCCCCCCTAGTGCTGAGGGATTGTAAATGTCCCACGTTGTGGGATTATAAAAGCCTTGTTTCGAAGTGCCGGAATAATCTGTCCAATCGACGTTTATCGAACGAGACATGTATACATTTCCGCTATTTTGCGGAGCATCAGTATTCAAATTGTACACAATAGCGCCTCGAGCGCCGACAAACAATGGAGCCACATGACTAAACACAGAGGGCCCCGTATAACTCACAGGAAAAACTTGAGACGTTGTAATGAGGCCAGGTGCGTAGGCAAATTGATTCCGTCCAAGTGAGTTGTATCCAGGAAGCTGGGGGTAACGCGGGATTCGCCACTTATTGTAGCATCCAGCAGAGCTTGCGTCAGTGCCCTGCTTTCCTACCAAACAATTGTAAAAAGTTTGGCGATGAAGTAACTGTCGTAGGTTGCGAACTGATTCGCCCATATGAATTTTCATTAGATCTCCTACTTGAGTACTTTCAACAAATTCGAGATAATCGCGATTTTCCTCAACATTCTGCATTTCCGTGACTTCCATCTGAGGCATCAAATGTGTAAAATTAGATGGTGCATCACGGGGGTTTGCGAATACAAAATCTTTACCAGCTTTAACAAATACAAGCATGGTAATATCGGCGCTCGAAACAGGCGAAGTTTGAGTATTCAAAACCGTCACGCTAAGTGTGCCATTGAAAAATGAATTCCAACTACTCACCACTGGCAGTGCTCCAGTACTGTAAAGACGGTTTGGTGTGCTCGCGGATGTTCCATAATTTGTCATGAAAGCCAATGCTTGCATGTACGGAATCTCAATTTCGACATCTTGAGTTTCACCGATATCAATAATCTTTGTAAAAGAAGTTGTAATCGTATCTGTAGAGTTAAGAACTGGAATAGAAGACAAGTCGAAACGCGGATCCCAGGTAATGCGGACACGACCTTTATGGAACTGCGTACACACAAATTGAAATCGGAAAATAATCGAACCCCGCCAACTTGTAAACAATCGTGAAAGATGAGCCAAAGGTGTTTGATAATAACTGTACCCAATAGAACTGCTGAAAGACTCGAAATCATACAACGAAGGTGTCACATAGCTATTAAATAGCATAGTCGATTGTGGACTTGAAGCCGACCATGGAACGGATGTAAGAAAACTTTCCCGTTCAATGATATTAGCAATTGCTAATTCATCCTTCGGTGGCAAGCCCACTACACGTGGGTCAATCGTTAGTTCATTTTGGTCATCAAGGCCCAATTTTTCATAAGGTGTGCTTATTTCTGTGGAGGCCATGCCATAATGAGAGCCCGGCTTAAAAGTCTGTTGAGCTGATGTTGTTGGTACATTAGTAAAGCCAAAATATTTTGCTACATTTCCAATATTGGTTGCAATAACTTCTGTTCCCATAGCAAATGGTTTAAACACCGGAATCTTTGACAATGCCCGCGATGCTTCGGCAACAGCCGAAGAAGGACCCGAGATGGGACCGAGTTTCTTGTATTCTGATTGAACTGCAAGGGCATAGGTGGGAGCGGAAAGTTCAGCATCCTCACACCAAGCCATAATGGTAATGGTAACGCTTGCTACGCTCACGTTATTGGCATTACTAAGACCGGTATAAGTAAACAAACTACATCGCCCCATGTTGGTCAAATCTGTGGAAGATGTAATGTCCAACCACGTTTTAGGATAGAAGAATGGCAACTTCATTTCGCCACCCTGGTTATACTGAGGATAAAATTCAAAGCCACGTTGCTGTGACTTAGCTATCAAATGTTTACTATTATTAATCCCATAACCTACTGAATCGCGAAACATGTACCCCACAAGAGGTTCATATGTTAAGCGACCAGCACCATAAAAGAAAGGAGCGGCATTAACCATCATCTTAATCTTCAACGTACCACGGAATAGACCATAATTATTTAGCTTGTTTTTAATTTGACTTTGTTGAGCCCACAACAACCAAGGGTTGAATGTAGTATCTAATGACGTGGCTTCTGCCCACGTAGCGGTATAAATTTTAACTGGTCTGCTCAAAAAAGATTTGAAATCTGCAACATTGAGCTCATCATCAGTTCGAGTTGGATCTGGACGTTCGCTAAGATCAATGCTGTTTGATTCAACTTCATCAATAAAAGCGATATTGCTTTGTGACATTTGACACTCCAATTCCAGATCGTCCTGAAAACAAGAATTGTTACTCCAAGGTGAGTAACTTCCCTCCACATTCGCGTATGTGGTCGACGTTTGCTGCTCCACACGAGTCAGCGCGTTCATTTGGTTCGGTCTATATTTAGTTTCACTGTCCAGAGGTAAGAAGCCCCTGGGAGCTGAGACGGGTGAATTTTCTTTACGTGGGCTTACCTGACAAAGCCAACAGAAGGTGGTACAGGCAAATCCGTACGGTGTAGCAACTTTACAGTTGCACACTAATTTTCGGAAGCGCCATTTGCTTTTCGTTAAGAGTGATCTAAAATCTCGTTCTAATAATTTCTCATAACGTGGATCGTCATTCAACCTTCGTGAATTCTCATCCATAATTGCGCGACATTCGCACTGAGTTTGTAGTCCGTCAACGTTCACATCAATCGGAACCATCTGCATATCAAAAAATACATTGTCGTCTTCATATTCTTCTTCGCTGTACACATGAACAACACTTTGGTTTGTGTACTTCTCAATGAATTCTTGATAAGTGGGAAAATTGTGAGATCGGACAAGATAATGCAATTTATAATAATCGATACATTCAAGAATATTGTTCCGCATGTTATTAAAGAATTCTTCACCATGGAAGAAACTTTCTTGACATGCAGACATCATTGTATAAACTGCTTGCTCTTGTTCGGTAATCGATTCAGAACGTACTGAAATCAACAAACTCTTACTGATGCTTTTAGGATCCAACGGACCCACCCATCTGTTCAAGTCGTTGCTGTAAACAAAACGTCTTTTCAAAAAATCAATTTCGGTGATAGACAAAAAATCATAATCCTCAGCTGTTTTGACTGCCGGTGTTATCTTAACACCAAAAGTTGCCATAGCGCTCTTCATTGTTTTAAAGTTGAAATGCTTAATTTCTGGTTTTACTGCTGCGATGAAATCATCACCATAAGTGACAACTCTAACTCTTTCCTGAAACAAAAGAAGATTTGGATCATCCTTCACAACACGTCGATACGCCATGCGTATATAGCCAGAATTAGCAAATGAATTAATGATAACTGTCAAAATATGGCCACTTGCATGATTCTTCAAAAAACTTACCAATGTGCCATTAAAGTCGATAAACGCATAAGCAGTATCGATCGCTAACAAATGCAAACGATCTTCAACTTCATCGCGTTCCTCGTAATTAATCTTGCCAGTTTCTTCCATGCAATGCATGATAATAATAATAGCAACCTTAAACATATTGTAAATGTACATAGCGAGCATTCGTTTGTCATATTTACTGTGATCTCCGACAATGTAATCTCCTGAAAACTCCAACAAGTGATTTGCTAGTTTATCCCATTGCTCAGAATGCGCATTAATACCAACCGCCGTTTCAAATTGAAGGGGGCTACGTTGAATTACGCGACATAGTGAAAGATAGTATTGTCTCATTACAATGCAATAAGGCATCGGAGCGCTCATAAAAATGCGAATAGAGTGCTCTTTAACTTTTTCTTTCTCACGAGGTTCGTCCTTTAATGAAGCGGAAAAAATAACCTGGCTTCGAACTTTCTTCTCTAAATTTTCGTGAATGCGATCACAAGCTATTAGTACTTCCTTCGGAACTGAATATTTACCTGATGGTAATTGCTTGAAAATCTTCTTCTTTACTTTCTTCATAGGGAAGCCCGTTGAAGTGTTAAAATCAAGCTTATCAACTCCATTAATTCCGTCAGCTCCATTAATTGCTGTGTCGTAATCATAAAATTCAATGAGGTTCTTCTGGGCATAAGTCATGGTTTTAATGAAATCTCGTGCGATACAGTTTGCTACAAAATTAGCTTCTCCACTTGAGATTAAAATATCATCGGACATCATATCATCCAGTCCTTTATGCCAGCAACGCGCACTAAATACCGGTGCGATGCAAGTTGTACTCATTCCTTTCGATTCAAAAAACTCTCTAACATAAGTACTCTTGACCTTTGATTTAGGATGTGAAGGTCCTGTTTTCAAAGAACCAAAAACTTCGCCTAAACCTTTTGAACGGTAAGCGAGTGGATCACGCTGCCGTAATCGTGGTTCGATCTCAACTGGCTCTTGTAAAAACTCATTATCGTTTAATTGCATCTGAGAATCAAGCTTCTCACCCATGTTACACGATCCTACATTAAATTGTTTTTCTTTTGGGATGAGTGTGAACGGTAAATAACTAGCACAAGCAATGTTACTGGTACCTCCAAGAGAATGGATTCCCCCTATCACAAAACCTGCACTAGTTTCAAGTATGAGTGGTGAACCACACATACCTTTGAGAGTGTTCTCACGTACTGTACCTTGATAAACAGAGAAATCAACAATATCTCCACAACCATCTTCATTTCGTCTCATACGATGCTCAATTTGAAGTAATTCAGTTTCAACAATTTCTCCATCCTTAGATCGCGTCAAATAGGTACCATTGAAATGGCCGGTTAAAGCATCCTTAGCAAGAAGTCCTTTCACACTTGGGAAAATTCCAAATTCTTCTACTTTGATCAAAGTGACATCATTTAATACCTTACTATCAAGCAAAAAGGAGCGCTTGTCAAATGGCATGGTAGTGTTTTTCCCAATATGAGTATATTTATGGTAAAACAAGAATTTTGCTGTCGTGACATCTGGCAAAGCTTTCAAAACATGAGTGTTAATAGCCATATCAAAGCCACCAAGGAAAAAACAATTGCTGCTCCATTCTTTACTTCCATCAGTAAAAGTAACTTGTGCGACATTTCTACCAATTTGATTCAACACATCTTCCTTTGGACGAGCTTTGGTAGAAACAGACTGAGGTAAAACATTACATCTATCAAATACAGGTATTTCAACTACCCATCGTGTCTTTTCCTTCTCGTCTTCTTTTACCGGTTTAACAAACTTGATCTGAGAATCAGGTGAGTTTTTCTTAGCCAATTTCCAGATAGCTAATGCTCCCAAAATAACGGAAAATACTGCAACTTTCTTGTTTTCCTTTAACGAATCAGCTGCTTTCTGACCAGCGTTTAAAATATCAGAACGGGTTGGGAAAACAGAAGGCTCTGGAGACCAAGGTAAAGCCAAAGTAGGCATCTCAAATTTGGGTGTAACAAAAAACCACTGCATAATCTTATGTGTTCGCAATCGATACATAATGAGCGTCCATAACCACAAGAGAAGGCCAAGAGATGTTAAAGCTGAAACTCCAGCACTGACAACAATGTCCGATTGGGTTTCAAGAGACAAACATTCATCACACATCTTCAATGGTATATGATGTTTACACTTCTTAATCTGACTCATAGCGATGGAAGTAGCTTTAAGAGCTTTTTCCTTAGCACGGTGTGCAGTAGCTTTATCAACAAACCATTTAAGCATAACCTCCAAAGAAGCGCTTTCGTAATGAACCGTTTCTTTAGCGCCAGTGTTCAAAGCACCGGTTACTGGATCTCTATTTGGTAAAGCTCCAATTTCTTCAATCTTAAAAGTCCAAAAATCAGGGTAGTCACCGGGCAAGGTAACACACTTCGAAGGATCCAACATTGTAGATCCATCAACTCTGAACTCAGGGCGAACGGAAGGAGTAATGCGCCATGGCAATCGCCGACGAGCAGCAGAAGGACATGTAAACATGTGCTCCGCATTAAGTGTTGGTGCGTTAGTAGTGGCAATGATAAAGTCAGGGCGAATAGCAATTTTACCTTTCTCATTTAGATCAGCCATATTCGCTGTACAGGGAATATTTTGAACATATCGAAATAATTCGGCTACACCTTTATCAACTTGAGTAAGTTTACTAGGTGCTGTTGTCGCTACATCGTCCATAAGAATATACCACATGTAACTCTTAAAACCTGACATAAAATCATCTGATGAATCTCGAGTATAAAAATAACGCGGATCATCCTCTTTATTTGCTAAGGAAGCAAAAGTGCTTACAAGCATTCTCTGAATACTGGTTTTACCAATTGATGAATCTCCCGAAAGAAGTATACAAAAAGGTGCTTCTCGTGGTCGACCAACAATCTCTGCTGTCATAAAATCACCGTACACTAGGCGAATGCGACTAACAAGTTGATTAAGATCTTTACGTTCTTTATTTTTTGCGAATTTAATATACTCTTCACCTTTTTTTATAGCTTCTTCGCAGTTAAACTGAAATTCTTGATCAGAAAAGGGTCGAATTGTACAATCTTGACCCAACATTAAGTTCCACTCCATTATTTTAGCACAATCATCATGCCATTTGGCATAATCATCAGCGCTATGAAAGAGCGGACCAAGAGTCTTCGATTCAACACACACACATAAACGAGAAAAGACAAACTCAGCAACATCACAAAAAGCCAATGCGAAAGAAGATAAAGCTTTATGTTTCTTAGTGGCCTTAAATTCGCCATAGACGATAGAGGCCGTCGATTCTGGCAATCCAAAATACTCGAGAGTTCCAAACGTCATACAGAAGGACATAAATTCCCTCAATTTCAACAACATTACGGAATCGGACATACGTTCCCAATTTGTGATTGCATCGCGAAAGCTGCCTTGGGTTTCCAAAGCATCTAATTCCCCCCACAAGGATTCGCAAAGCACGTTAAAAATTTTTGAAGCGTGGGAAGTGAGTGTATTATCAATCATATTACCAACGCAGACCAAGGCTGCGGTGAAAAAATGAGTCTTGGTAGTACACTGTACGAGAGATAATATGCTAAGAGCAAAATTCTCGAGTTTCTTAATAGGTATGCTGTGATCAATTTCCAAAGCCATGTACTTACATGCTTTGTTAATCTTATCAAACACATCTTTAAGCTCCGCAAGAAATTCGCTACCAAAATCACCATTATCTCCCTGAACTGATAATCTGCCATTCACCAATCGGATTCTGGCAAGAAAATCACGTTGTCGTTGTTGTTCGTCATACAACATCTGCTCACCGGCATAAAAATTGCGGGTGGCTATGCGCGTACGCGCTGCGTTCTTCATTTCTTTCCGGAACTCCCGAGAATGTCCACAAACTAAAACTTTAGCTTGCAAATAACTCATAGAGTTCAGGTTGATCCAATTGCACACAAAATATTCCGTAAATGGAAATTGTGGGCGAAGGCCTTTATTAAAGGCCTCAATATCATTTTGTTTCATCTCATGGAATTGTTCCATGACTTTGCCGAAATGCAAACTATGCATATATTGTTCGACAGAAAAATTATTTTTTGGTTTTAGATTTTTTATTATTTGGTTTTGTAATTCGTCTGGTAAGTTAAACATGTTATTATGGACAACTTTCACTTATTCCTTCAACTGGACATCGCAAAGCATTGATGTCTTTCGATATGTCGAAAATCTGGCACTTCGTGTATATTCTACAGATTTTAATACATGTTCAAATCATGTCGTAAATAATACTCAGAGGTTAAATTGATCTTGTCACGGTGAAAACCGCTTTCTACGGGTCATGGACGGGAACAAATACGTTAGTTCTCATCTACCTGCGCCAATTAAAACATGTCATTATATATTCTATGATAAGCTTCTGTAAATCGAGCAAATAAGTTTGTGCTTTGGGCACAAGCCATACATTTTTCGTTTGTTATACTCCTAATCAAGGACGTTATGAAAAGGAACAAACTTCGTTAAGTATTAATAAACGATATGGTAAAGCCAAAAGGCAGTGTTGTTCATAATTAATCTAATTGTACTATTTGAATTTTTTGTTTTTAAAATTTTTCAATAAATAAAGTTTGTCTAGTATTTGAAAGATGATCGACAAGTCATCTCGTTGATATTTACACCAAAGGTGTTACTAATCTAAAGAACCAATCTTAACTTCGGTTCTTAGACTAAATATCTAAGTAATATATTCTCTTTTAATATGAAATTGAATTCACAGTATTACGCTGCTAAGAAGCGGGGACTAGCCCGATACTACGGATGTAGTAAATTAAATTCTTTAAATAAAAGTGGGAGCACCACGATAAAGAATTTGTCGCAAAATTATTTTTGTTGAATAGTGAGCTTTGCGGGCACACTATTGTGTCTTGCTGAGATAACGAAATATAATATACTCTAATAAAATGAATGGATACGTAATCCACTAAAATTATAGAGTAGAAAAGTATCCAGTTATTCAACAAGACGTTACAAAAAAGGCTGTGACTCCTAGTGCTCAAATAGAACACTAAATGCGCGGGGTATAAACCCCGCG